GTATGAGGGTATTGCTGCATGGCATAAAGAGTTAGGCGATGAGGCACTACGTTTCAATAAGATAACTAATAAGTCAGGGCGACAGTATGCTTTCCCTAATGTAAGACGCAGAGATAATGGTATGCCAAGTCACTTTACAATGATTAAGAACTACCCAGTACAAGGGTTTGCCACAGGTGATATAGTACCTATCGTACTGAACGAGCTTCACGAATTGTTACAACCATACAACTCTGTCGTAGTTAATTCAGTACATGACAGTATGGTAGTTGACATACACCCTGATGAAGAACAACAAGTTATTGATATAATAGAATCACTTAACGATAACATCAACGATCTTGTAGAGAAAACATACAATGTAAAAATGAATGTACCATTATTACTTGAAGCAAAAATAGGACCAAACTGGCTTGACACAGTTGACGTATAATGTATAACTAGGAACTCTTTGAATCTATAGAAAGGTATAGAAATGAGTAATGAACTATCAATCGCGAATGAACGCGGACAATCAATGGCAGAACTTATGGGCGTGTCTGCGTCTAGTGGTGACTCAACACCATCCATAGCACGTATGGGTATGCTGCACTCACCCCTGATGGGTGAAATAGACGTAGGTGGTAAGGCAATCAAGACTGAGGTAGTACCAGTAGGTGCATTCATCCTCAATCGTGGTGACGAAAAGATCTACAGTAATGGTATTACAGTACGTATCTTTGCCCAGCGCCAACAATGGCAACGTTGGAACAGTGAAACAGAAGAGATGGAGAAGTCTGTCTTAGCTAACTCACTCAATGGTGATATGAAGGATAGCATAGGTGGCTTCAACTTGGGTAGACCCTCAGGTTGGATCGAAGACTTCCAAGCTTTAGACGATGCTACTAAGCAGGTTATCCGTAGTGTTAAACGTGTTAATGTTTACTATGGTACAGTAACACTTGATGATCCTATCAATGAGAAGGGTGAATCTCTTGACAAGTCAGCATATAAAGATGTGCCGTTTGTTATGGACGTTAAGAATCGTGACTCACTCAAGAGCATCAATGGTGTTCTAGGTGTGCTGAAGCGCAAGAACTTACTACCTATCATGTCTACTATTAAGTTTATGGGTGTAGAAGATAGCATCCCAACAGGTGCTAAGTTTGGTAAGATCAAAGCAGGATCAGGTGACAAGGTTGATCTTGGTGAGGGTGACAATGAGATGTTAAAAGATTTCATTGAGCTTATCGAGTATAGCAATGGTAAGATCTTAGACTTATACCATGAGAGGTTCGACAAAGCTATGTCTGAGGATGATGAGTCTGTAGTAACAGACATTATCAACAATGACTTCATCGAGGTAAGCCCATGAATCACCCAGCAGAATTAGCAATCTACAGTTTTCTGCAGAAGGCTTTAGCTGGTGAAGCAAACATGACAGAGGCGGTGACCAAACAGGTTGCCGCTGATGTTGAGGCAGCGTTGAACAAACAGTTTAACTCTCCCCCACGTGGTGACTTTCGCCTACGTATGTCTAACATAGGTAAAGCTCCATGCCAGTTGTGGTTTGAAAAGAATGATCCAGAAGATCGTAGACCCTTCCCACCACACTTCTTAATGAACATGATCCTTGGTGATATCGTTGAGGCTGTGTTCAAAGGATTACTTCGTGCAGTAGACCAAGAGTTTAAAGACAATGAGATTGTCACACTCAAGTTACCCAATGGTCAGGAGATCAAGGGTGAGTACGATATGGAGATGGATGGTAAGATTGACGATGTTAAGTCTGCCTCTCCTTGGTCATACAAGAATAAGTTTGAAAGCTTTGAGGCACTCAACAAGGACGATAGCTTCGGTTATGTATCACAGCTTGTAGGCTACGCAGAAGCCGCTGGAAAGGATGTAGGTGGTTGGTGGGTAGTCAACAAAGGAAACGGTGAGTTCAAGTATGTAGACGCTTCTGAGGTAGACAAGGAAGCTGTCATAGATAGCATTCAATCTACTGTGGATTACATCGAGAGTGATGCACCATTCAAACGTTGCTACGAAGCAGTACCTGAGACGTACTTCAAGAAGCCCAGCGGTAACTTAGTACTTAACTCTAAGTGTCACTGGTGTGACTTCAAGCACAAGTGTTGGGATCTACAAGAGTTACCTTCACGTGTGTACAAGGGTAAGAAAGAAGCACCTCTCGTAGAGTATGTACTTGTTGGAGATGGACGTGGTTCGTAAACACAATAGAAGAAACTATCGTAGTGGCCTTGAACTAGAGGCCGCTACATTCTTAGAGACACGACAGAAGATTGTATCCTATGAAAAGCTAAAGATAGAGTGGGAAGATTTAAAGTATCGCACCTATACACCAGACTTCGAATTGGACAACGGTATTATAATTGAGACAAAAGGGTTATTTAGTGCTGGAGATCGGCGCAAGCATATAGAAATACAGAAGCAACATCCTAAACTGGACATACGCTTTGTATTTAGTAACGCAAACTCTAAGCTATACAAGGGTGCTAAGAGTAGATACTGTGATTGGTGTGAGAAGAATGGCTTCAAGTGGGCGCACAGAGTAATACCTGAGGGCTGGCTACTAGAGAAGGGTAAGCGTATGAAAGACCAACGTGTGAAAGTGAAGAGGAGATTATGATGGGCTATGAAGTAAAGCCTGGAGATGTTGCTATTATACTACACCCTATAACAGAAGAGGGTGAGTGGACAGGCCATATCAAGACAGGTCTAGTATTTGGTGAAGCTGAAACACACGATGGTATGAAGGCAGCACTAGAGGAAGCTCTTACTATGGCAGCAGCACAAACATTCTTAGATAAATACCCTGATGCATGGGATGATTTTGTAGAACTAAGAGGTGATCTTATGAGGGAGATGTTCCCAGATCAGTACAAAGAAGCCCTGATTCAAACAGATACTGGGTATAAGGTAGAGGATAATGTTATTATACTTAACAGATGGACGAAGACAAAGGGTAATGCATGAAAAAGTTTAACGTTACATTTGTAGCTAAGGTAGATGATACTAATTATATATTATCTGCTAGTAATGACACCCATGAGAAAGATGTACACGATCTAATAACAGATGTTATATATGATGTAGATGATATGAATATAGAAAATTTAAATGTTAAGGAGAGAAAATGATTGCTAGAGAAGATATAGAAGCAATAAACAATCTGATTGACTCAACACCTACAGAGTATTCTGATTTTGTTGAGAGCATGATTGTAACAAAACCTGAGGATAGGCTAATGGAAAACCTACTAGGGTTGTGTGAGGAAGTAGGGGAACTACATGGTAAGATAAAGCGTGTTCTGCGTGATGATACTAATGATGAAGAGGGTATACTCAAGGAATGTGGTGACGTATTGTTTTATACAGTTGCTATAGCTAACTACTTTGATAGTGACCTACAGGATATAATACAGAGGAATATGTATAAACTAAACAGCCGCGCTGCACGTGGTGTAATAAAAGGATCAGGAGACAATAGATGAGTAACCAACTACCAACAGACTATCAAGCATTCATACACAAGTCACGCTACGCCAAGTACTTTGATGGCAAAGGGCGTGAGTCTTGGGGAGAAACAGTGGAACGCTACATGGATAATGTAGTTCGTAAGGCGCTGGGTAATGAAGTAGAGAGAATTGTAAATAACAATGAGGTGTATGATCTTGAACAGGCTATACTGGGTCAGGAAATAATGCCTAGTATGAGGGCGATGATGACAGCTGGTCCTGCTTTAGATCGTGATAATACAGCAGGATATAATTGTAGTTACTTACCCGTAGATGACCCTAAGTCCTTCGATGAAGCTATGTATATCCTTCTCTGTGGTACGGGTGTTGGCTTCTCTGTCGAGAGACAGTTCATCAAAAAGTTGCCAGAAGTTCCTGATCTTTTCGACAGTGAGTCTATCGTCGTCGTTAAGGACAGCAAAGAAGGTTGGGCTAAGGGTTTCCGTCAAGTTCTAGCACTCCTATGGGCTGGTGAAATACCTAAGTGGGATGTGTCTCAGGTTCGTCCTGCAGGTGCAAGACTTAAAACGTTTGGTGGTAGAGCATCAGGACCAGCGCCGTTAGTAGAACTGTTTAACTTTGCTGTAGCTACTTTCAAAGGAGCGCAGGGACGTAAGCTTAGCTCTATGGAATGTCACGATCTTATGTGTTTCATAGGTCAGATAGTTGTTGTAGGTGGTGTACGCCGTAGTGCCATGATTTCATTGAGTAATTTATCTGATGATCGTATGCGTCATGCTAAGTCAGGACAGTGGTGGGAAACTGCAGGGCATAGAGCACTAGCTAATAACTCTGTAGCATACAGTGAGAAGCCAGATATGGAAACATTCATGCGTGAATGGTTGTCTCTGGTTGAGTCTAAGTCTGGTGAGCGTGGTATCTTTAACCGAGAAGCATCTAAGAAACAAGCGGCTAAGTTTGGAAGACGTGACTCTAACTATGAGTTCGGGACTAACCCATGCAGCGAAATAATTTTGAGGCCGTATCAGTTCTGTAACTTAACAGAGTGTGTAGTACGTGCTACTGATACACTGGAAGATCTTGAGCATAAGGTTAAGCTTGCTACTATCTTAGGTACAATACAATCCACTATGATTAAGTTTCCTTACCTACGTAAAGTATGGCAGAACAATACAGCAGAAGAGAGATTACTTGGTGTGTCTATGACAGGTATTATGGACAACCCATTAATGACACAAAAGAACAAGGGTTTGAAGAAGACACTAGAGCACCTACGCTCTGTTGCTGTAGCTACTAATGAAGAGTGGGCTAACCTATTAGGTATACCTGCTAGTACTGCTATCAGCTGCGTAAAACCAAGTGGAACGGTTTCACAACTTGTAGATAGCAGTAGCGGAATCCATGCGAGACACAGCCCATACTATATTCGTACTGTACGTGGTGATAGTAAAGATCCTCTAACACAGTTTATGATTGATAGAGGTATACCTAATGAGCCATGCGTTATGAAGCCTGACTCTACAGTTGTGTTTAGCTTCCCAGTTAAGTCACCAGAGAAGTCAGTGACACGTAACGATATGTCAGCTGTGGAACAGTTAGAGTTGTGGCTTACATATCAGAGACATTGGTGTGAGCATAAGCCATCTGTTACTATAACAGTACGTGATGAGGAGTGGATGGATGTGGGTGCATTCGTGTACAAACACTTTGATGAGATGTCAGGTGTGTCATTTTTACCACACTCAGATCACTCATACCAGCAAGCACCTTACCAAGAGATAGGTAAGAAAGAATATAAAGCATTACTTTCAAAGATGCCTACCAGTATTGATTGGTCAGAGTTATCAGACTACGAGAGTGAAGATAACACAGTGTCTATGCAAACAATGGCTTGCTCTGGAGACTCTTGTGAAATAGTAGACTTGGTATAGACTATGTATATAGTATTAGGAACAAGTAGTTGTGGGTTCTGTACCGAAGCAAAGAATTTACTAGAGGAGAAAGGCATAGCGTTTATGCCTTACTCTATTGATACAGTTAGTAGTAGATGGTTGTTAACATTAATGTTAAAAGCAGGTATGAATACTGTTCCCCAAATCTGGGATAATGAAGGTCACCATATCGGTGACTATAACAAACTGAAGGAACATTTAGATGGTTGAAGTTTTAGTAATGTTTTTCGTAGGTATCGCAACTATTAATGTGGTTGGTACTATAGGTAATAC